GTCGGCGCTCTTGTGACGGAGCATCGCCTGGACCTTATGGACGGGCTCGCCGACGAGGATCGCGATCCTGGCGCAGGAGCGGCGGAAGGTGTGGACGGAGACCTTCGCCGGGTCGATCGAGGCTTCGACGGCGAGGCGCTTCGTGAGCCGCCACAGGCTGTTCGGCGTGTACGGGTTGCCTTCGGTGTTGAGGATGATGGGGCCTTCGGTGCGGTCGCCGATCGCGAGGTCCACGGCGCGGCTGACAGCTCGCGGGAGATCGGCCTTCGCGGCCAGGTTGCCCTTCCCGACGAAGCGAATCGTGTCCTCACCGCGGACCCGGACCATGTGCTCGATCCGCAGCGAGCAGACCTCAGCGGCGCGGAGCCCGCAGTGCCCGAGGATCATGAAGATCGCGTAGACGTGCGGTCCGTGGGCCTGTGCGACTTCGAGGAACCGGGCGAGCTCGAGGGGGCTGAGCCAGGTCCGGTGCTGCTTGTCGTAGTCGACCTCAGGGCGTTCGATGTCGGCTGTCGGGTCCCAGGTGATGAGGCGGTCCCGGACGGCGCGGCGGTAGAAGGTGGCGACGACCCCGAACCGGCGGCTGATGGTGGATTCGGCGAGGTCGGTCTGCTGAAGCCAGCGGAGGTACAGCTCGATCTGGACGGGATGTGCCTTGAGGAGGTCGACGTTCTGTTCGGTGCACCAGTTGAGGTACTCCTTGAGGTCGTGCTTGTAGAGCTGGGCGGTCTTCTCGTTGCGGATGCGGCTGAAGAACCCGGCGATGGCCTGCTGCTCAAGGCTCAGGTTGGGGATGTCCCCGGCGACGAGACCGGCGGGGAGGAGGGCGGTAGCGTTGTACGGCAAGGCCGTCACCTTCTGAACTAGGTGGTGTCCTAGGCCCCTGTCCGGTGCGCAAACACCTGGCGGGGGCCGCCCCCTTTCTGGGGACCTGACGCGACCGTAGAGCCACCGTCCGACATCCGCATCGGCCAAGTGGGTGACCGCGCGTTAGACCTGGGGTGAGGAGCTTCGCTGGCGAACGGTTTTGCGTTCAGCCTGCGCTTCAGGGGGACATCTATAGGTCCTGACCTGCGCTTATCGGTTCAGCGGTCAGTCTTCGATTGCGTGCTCGCTGGCCTGCCTGTGGGCCTCCACGGCGGCGATCGCGGCGTCCCAGTAGGCGTCCCACCGGGCGCGCTCCGCAGCTGCCTTCTCGCGCTCCCGGGTGAGCCGGGCGTCGGGGTAGCCGTTCGCCGCGCCGATGTTGCGGACCCTGGTCTGCGACAGACCGGCTACCTCACCGACCTGTCGGGTCGATCCGCCAGCGTTGAGGGCTGCCGCGATGGCCTGGTCCCGCTCGATGCGAGCGGCCTGGTACGCCTGGACGGCCGTGACGAGCCGATCGGCGGCTTCGACCGGCGGCGGCTTCTTCTGGTCCACGAGGCAAGCGAAGCAGGAAGTGGCCGTGTGGCGCACCGCTTTCGCTGTGAACCCTTAAGTGTTCAGCCTGCGCTTTCCTTGCGCGTCAGGCGGCGATGCCGAGCCGGGAGACGTTGAAGATCCCCGCGCGGTCGAACAGGTATGTGCCGCCCGCTGACGCCTTGATCTGCATCTGCACCAGCGTCGTCGCGGCTGGGACGACGAGCGGCGGCGTGAGGAGCACGCCGTTGCGGCTGGCCGTGGGGAACCCGGTGCTGTCCAGCGGTGACAGGTCAGCGGCGGTCGTCGTGAACGACGACCCGTTGTAGGTCTGGACCTGCATGTGGAACAGGTGGTTCCCGGCCGTCCCTGCCGTGTCGAGGGCCGACAGCTGGTACTCCACGACGCCGACGACGGACTCGCCGATCGCGAGGCTGGCCCCGACATTGGCGTTGCTGGAGGCGGTGAACGCGACGCTCGCTCCGACTGCCATCAGGATGCTCTGCCAGGAACCGGGGATATCGGTGCGGGCTACCTTCGCGTAGGTCAGCGTCGGGGACCCGGCCAGGGCCATGCCCCACGCACCGGAAAGCGCCGAACCGCTCCCGCCGGTGCCGAACCGGCCTTGCGTCAGCAGGTTCGTCGCATCACCCTCACCGGACAGGAGCAGCGGGCACGGTGCGCCCGAGATCAGCGGTGAGAGGGCGTTCGCGAGGGCCAGGCCCATGAAGTAGCAGCCGAGGGTGTTCGGGTGCGTCACGTCATAGTTCAGGCCGGTCCCGTAGGCACCCGCGCCGCCACCTGACGGCTGGGTGAGGACCGCATGGTAGTCGACCAGGACCAGGTTGCGGCGGCGGGACTGGTCACGGATCCAGGCGTTCAGCGCCTCGAACTGCGCCCGCTGCGTACCAGTCCACGACCCGCGCGGCCCGATGGTCCCCTGGACGCACCGGATCCCTGCCCGGTCGAGCGCATCCCAGATTGCGCTCAGGTTCGCCTGCGTCGTGGCGAGCGGCACGCTCTGGGTGATGTCGTTGCAGCCGACGAGGACATGGCACCAGCCCGGGCGCAGCGCGATCACATCCGAGGCGACCCGGGCCGCGACCTGCACCGTCGTCTGCCCACCGACCCCGGCGTTGGTGAGGGTACGGAGCCGCTGACCGAGAAGGTTCAGGCCCCAGTGCTGGAAGCCGCGGGAGTAGTTCAGCGTCGGGTTGGGGGTGCCGACCCCGCCGCCGTTGCCGGTGAACGAGTCACCGAGCCACACGATCGTGTTGGCCGGTGCTGTCGCCTTCGGTGAGCCGAACAGCGTCGCCTTCGCGGTGCGTGGACGGCTCACGAGAACTCCAGGCCGGTCAGCACCACGTCGGCAGCGGAGCCGAGCGAGGCGCTGACGACGATCCCGTCACCTGCGCCGAGCCACATGCCCTTCACGTCGTCGACGACCAGCGCATCCGCCACCGACAGGCCGTAGCCCGAGATCAGCTTGTGGGTGTTGTCCACGGTCCCGCCCGACGGGACCACCGACACCGACACGGACACGGCGACGCCCGTCGTGTTCCCTGACGGTGGCGTCGCCGCCGAACCGGCGCCACCCGTGTCGGTCGTGGTGACCGTGGCACCGGAGCCGATCGTCGCGATCAGGGCCGTCTCCGTCGACGCGGCCGTCCCGCGGTACACCTTGTACCCGGCGGCGCCGGGTACAGCAGCCCACGTCAGGACGATCGAGCTGGTCGTGCCGGTCGTGACGGCGTTGATCTCGTTCGACGGGAGCGTCTCACCGTTGGCGGTCGTCGCGGTCACCACGTAGTAATAGGTGGCGGCCGCGAGGGTCCCGCCCGTCCCTGACCCGGCTCCGGCGGACTGCACCGGGGCGGGGATGAACGAGGCGTTTGCCAGCGTGAGGGTCGTGAGCTTCGCCGCCTTGTTCGCTCCGACGGTGTAGATCGCGTTGTCACCGGCTGAGGCCTGTGCGGAGGCGAGGACCTTCGGGGTGACGGTCGTGATGGCGAGCAGGTTTGGGGTGGGCATGTCAGTCTCCGAACGCGAGGGCGGCCACGAGGGCGAGCCCCTGCGCGGTGGCTGGGGTTGCTTTCTTCGTGTCCAACTCGGCTAGCGCGGCCTGCACGTTCGCCGAGGTGATACCGCCGGTCGGTGTGACCGCGATCCCTGACGCAACCAAAGTGCCCGCTGCCAGCGCAAAGGCTGAGGCGCCGCGGATCTTCAGGGTGTACGGGTCGGTCGTCGTGTCCTGCCAGTAGTCGCCCGCGATCGCGTTCGTTGGCGACACCGACCCGACCCACGTCACCGGGCCCGACGTGCTCGGCCGCGCGGTGTTCGCCGTCGACCCGTGCTGCACGAACGTCTGAGCAGGACCGACCGGCGCGCCCTGCGGGTCCGTACCGGTCAGCGTCTGCTTCGTGCTGCTGACCGGCGAGAGGTTGTAGTCGAGCTCAGCCATGTAGATCGGTGACGTTGACGCGTCCGGCGCGTACACGGCGGGGATCTGCCCATCCACTCCGCTCGCGTCCTGGTCGGTCAGGACCTGCGCCTGAACACCTGCGCCTCCGACCTTGATCTCGATGGTTGGGATAGGCGCCGGCGACGTCGGTCGGTGACGAAGAAGAGAAGTGGGCGTGGTGAGGGACGTGTCCGTGAAGAACGCCACGGTCGCACCTGATGTGACTGCTCCTGGGGTGAACTTCAGCACGTCCCCCACCTAGCCCTTCTACTCGCTCTCGGTCGGCACGCCGGCCGACTCGAGAGCAGCGATCACGTCGTCCTTGGACGCACCGTCCGGGACCTCGACCTCGTGCACGGACGCGTACGCCTTCCACGCGTCCAGACCGGACCCTCTGCCGGCCTTCGGAGGCGGACCGTCGCTGCCCGACTCGTCGACGTAGGCCTTGTCGTGCGTGATCGCGGCCTCCGCCCAGTCGGGCAGGTCATCGTCCGGCCCGAACCACGCCGACTGCACGACGTTGCCCCTGCCGTCCTTCTGCTGCACCCACACGTGGGTGGCGAGCCGGCGGCCCATCAGGCGACCGTCGCGCAGAACGACAGATCCGGGTTCGCCAGGACCGGCATGCCGATCGCAGACGCCTTCGTCCAGATCGCCACCGGGTCCTGCGTCTTGTAGGCGCCAGCCACGATCCCCGGCTGGTCAGCCTCCTCGATGCCGTACCCGGGCTCCTGCGCCTCGAGGGTCTGACCCCACAGGGTCATGCCGAGCTGCGTGCCCTCGTAGTCGTCGGGGGCGACCTCCTCCGGGAGGAGGAGCAGCTTGTTCGTCGGGATGACCTGCGTGGCCGACCCGGCGACGTTGACCTGCGACCGGTACACCTCGATGTCCGGCAGCCCGAAAGCCATGATGGCCTCGTTGAGCCGGTCGAGACCGACGACGGTCGGCTGCGTGGAGCTCGCCGGGAAGACGAGGTTCCGCACCGACGCGTTCCGCATCATGTACGCGAGCGTCTGCCGGCTGACCAGGACGCTGCCCGGCTGCACACCGTTGGTCGTCTCATACACGAGGCACCAGGCCTCGAGGTCCGACACGATGTCCGCAGACGGGTTGCTCCACAGCGTGCCGGCCGTGACCGTGTGCGAGCCGCGGCGGCCCCAGTCGACCGTGAAGCCAGCCCCGAACTCCGCGAACGGCGTCGTGCCTGTGACGAGGGTGTCGCCGCGGGCCTTCTCGATGCGGGCTGCAGTGTCCCTGGTCAGCTTCCGGGCGTCGTTGAGGATCGCGTCGACGACCTGCTGGTCGACGACGTTCTTCTCGCGGAGCCGTGCGTACTCGCTGAGGCGCGTCTTGAGCGAGATCGGCGGGAGCTCACCCATGATCCGGGACAGCGAAAGCCGGTCGGCGACCTTCGACTCGGCGTCGTAGGTCCGGAACGAGCCCATGTCGGCCAGCCCGGCGCCACCACGATCGACGCGGTAGTCGATGTCCTGGATGGTCCGGTTCGGCAGGTACCGGGACAGGGTGAACTGGTTGAAGTTGTAGTCCGCCAGGGCGGCCCGGACGTAGCCGGTCAGCTCCTGGGGGAGGATGTAGTCGGTGGTCAGCTCCATGAGTGCTCAGGCCCCTTAGACGTAGATGAAGTGCGGGTTGGTGGCCTGAGCGGTCGCGTCGATACCCGCGACAGGGAGGTTCGCGAGGATCACTCGCGGTCCGCCGGTACCGTCGAGGAGCGCAGCGACGACGTTCGTCGACGTCGAGGCCGGGGCCTTCGCCGGCGTGAGCAGGAACCCGGCGAGGGTCTGCGTCCCGTCGCTGGCACCGACCGTGTAGGGCCCATAGAGGCCGGCGTTGCCGCCGCTGGTGTACTTCGCGACCGGCGTGCCGGAGCGGAAGTACCCGTCGGGGTAGTGGGTGCTTGGGGTGAAGGATGCGGTGACGAGCACGATGGACCGTGCGTTGGACGTCCCCGCAGCCGACCCGAGCCAGGACTGCTTGTCCTGGCCGATCAGGTCAGTCTTGACCGTGAGGTCCATGAGGTTCCCCTTCCAGGGATCAGGTATTGGCGGTTTGCTTCTTGTGGCGCTGCTCGTACAGCGCCTGGCCACTGGCCACTGACGGCGAGGGGGCTCCCTGGCGGCGCCCCTGGCCGAGGTCCGGGAAGCCCGTCCTCTTGCCGTCCTGCTTCGGTGCAGCGGTGTCGATGAACGCGAGGACCTTGGCTGTGTCCACCTCGCCGGCGTCGGTGAGGAACCTGCTCATGTCGAGCGGGTCCAGCAACGCGTCGAGCCGCTTGCTGTCGAGTCGCCCTTCGGCGTCGACGATGCGGCCAGCGGCGGCCGCCTTGAACTCGGCCCGGACCAGATGGGGGCGCAGCGCCGTGGCGGCAGCTGCTTCCCCTTCGGCCTTGGCTTCCTTCTTCGCCTCGTCCAGAGCCCGTTCGTGCTCGGTCTTGGACGCCTGCTCCAGCGCGTCGTACTGCGCTGCCTTCGCCTTGAGCGCGTCGTAGTCGGCGCGGCCTTTGGCGGTGGTCTCGTGGCGTCGGCTCTGGTGTTTCCAGTACGCCGCGGCCTGCTTGTCGGTCATCTCCGCGACTGGGGTGTTCGGGGGGAAGTCCGGTTCCTGCTGTCCGGTGTCGCCGGTGCTGCCCTGACCGGCGGCGCCACTGCCTGCGGCACCTGCGTCGCCCGTCCCTGCTCCTGCGTCACCTGCGCCGCCGGCGCCCGCGTCACCGCCAGCGGGCGTGGTCATCTGTGCGTTGCCGAACTGCACGCGGTGGAACTCGAGGAGCTTGGCGGTGTCCCAGACGGGTGGGTTGGTAGTGCGACGGAGGCGAGCGAGCATAATGGAACTCCCTGTCGGGTGAGGTGGATTGCCCTGACGGGCGCCGGTCAGCTAGGAGGAGAGGTCACCGGTCACGAGCTCGTGACGGACGTACATCCGTCCCTCTCGGTCGCTGACGCAGTGAGTGACGACGTGGCTGGCGAGGCGCGGGGACTCGACGCCATCGGGGACGGGCTGCAGCGACTCGCCCTCGACGATGAACATCAGCCTCACCGGGTCGTTCTGCTGCTCGATGAAGCGGATGCTCAGCCCCTCGGGCAGCTGCAGGAGCCGAGCGATCTCGAACTTGCCGAGAAGGACGCGGGCGGTACGACGGGCGTCGGGCATGGGTGGGCTCCTGTCGGAGTGAGGTACGCCCTGGCGGGCATTGGGTGGGCAGATCAGGCGGCGTGCGTCGCGTTAGCCGCGACCTGAGCCGGACCGGTGAACTTGTCACCTGCCGCTCTCAACACGGGGCCGAGCTCGCCATGCTGGTGCACGACATAGCGGGTCTTCTTCAGGTCCGCGGCGCCGGTCGACCCGGCCGACTTGTAGAACGCCGCGAGATCGGCCCCGTTGAGAGTCAGGCCGGGATCCTGGCCGTTGACGATGGGAAGGACCGTGCACTTGCACCGGTCGTGCAGCGCCATCAGGTCCTTGCTCTTGTACGTCCGGTCGGACGCCACGACGCACAGTCCGCATGTCCCGCCGCGGCTCAACTCCGCGTGCACGATGCGGCGCCACA